ATGGTTCCCGCAACCACCTATGGCTGGCGAAGGAGCCAGACAAAACCGAAAACGGGTCCCGCACCATGGTCCAATAACGACCCAAGCAGACCGGTGCAGAACGACCGAATCGAATACCCTCAAGGTACGACACCGGCTTTTCTAACGTCATCTCGAATCCAGAAGCTTCCAGCACATCATCAGCGAAGGTTTGCCGAACCCGGCGCGCGTCAGCTCGCTCAAGGAACACCAGGGCATTATCCCCATCCACTAGCAAATCGTAGTGGACCTGATAACCGTTCAAGACTCCAACACAAACAGCAAGCATGATGAGCGAGTTGCCCATGCCCGTGTTGAAGTCGCCACTGGCCCTGCCGCCACGCCGCGAAAACCTTACACCACTCTGTGTGACACCGTCAAACACCTGCATAGATAACAGGCGTGCCAGCTCCGGAGAGCCGCACGCCGCCTTGTAAATGCGGTGCTCCTTCCGCAACAGATTCGAGGTGACGTGGGCCTCGAAAGCCTTGCCGTCAACCTCAAAACAGACGCAATCCGTGAAAGCCTCAAACTTCCGCTTAATGAGGCCAGCACGCCCCCTGGGAGAGAGTCCCTTGGCCACAACCCTCGTGTTTGACCCCCCGAAAAGCCGTTTGGCTTTGAGATAACCCCAAAGCCAGTGCTCGAACGGCTTAAGGTAAGAAGCCAGCGCCAAATTGTACCTAGGACTCCTGGGAAAAATCATCCTAGGCTTCGGATCCTTGCCAGGCGCAAGCTTCTCCGCCTTCAGAAACGCTCTCAACTTGGCGTCCGCGCGGCACACCGGACCATCCACCGCCAAAGAGCGTTCTGCTTCGAGGTAACGGCGCCTCATAGCTCCAGTGTACGAGGACGCCGTTTGGAGGTGGCTCCACTGTTCCCCAGACCAGGCCATGGCAAGTCCGGCCAACCTAGAGAAGGCACGACAGACACCCCTGGACAGAACCGGATCGGGACCTTTAGGAAGTGGAGCCAGAGACCGCCAAGCCAAAGCCGCGATCTCGTTGTGGTAGCAGCTGGCATGGACGC